AAAAGGCTAATCCTAGTCTAGGAGTGACAGTAGACATTGAAAAAGTAAGAGCAGCTTGTGAATCTGCAAAGCAAATGCCTAGCGAAGAGAATTCCTTCAGGCAACTCAGACTAAATCAATGGGTGAAACAAGCGGTTCGTCGGATGCCGATGGATAGATGGGATAAATGCGCATTTCCTGTGGATGAAGAGTTGTTAGTAGGCAGGGTTTGCTATGGCGGTCTTGACCTTTCATCGACTACTGATATTACAGCCTTTGTTTTAGTCTTTCCACCTACCGATGAAGATGATAGATTTTATGTCTTACCTTACTTTTGGATACCTGAAGATAACATTGACTTAAGGGTAAGGCGAGATCATGTTCCATATGATTTATGGAAAAAAGAGGGACTCATCCTAACCACTGAAGGAAATGTTGTTCATTATGGATATATCGAGAAGTTTATTGAAGAACAAGGCACAAAGTTTAATATAAGAGAAATTGCCTTTGATCGATGGGGTGCTGTCCAAATGGTACAGAATTTAGAAGGCATGGGTTTTACTGTAGTACCTTTTGGGCAGGGGTTCAAAGATATGAGTCCACCTACTAAAGAACTTATGAAGTTGGTCCTTGAAGAGAGAGTTGCTCATGGTGGTCATCCGGTTCTAAAGTGGATGATGGATAATATCTACATAAGAACAGATCCAGCAGGAAATATAAAACCTGATAAAGAGAAATCCACTGAGAAAATTGATGGCGCTGTTGCAACTATTATGGCCCTCGATAGAGCGATAAGATGTGGAAACGACACTAGTGCTTCGGTATATGATAACCGAGGCATTTTGTTTATATAGGAGGAAATCAAAAATGGGAATCTTACGAGGTCTTTTCCGCTCAAGAGATAAGCCTGAAAATAGAACTGCAGGTTCTGGCTTCACATTTCTTATGGGAGGTTCAACCTCTGGTAAAACGGTAACTGAACACTCTGCAATGCAAATGACAGCTGTTTACTCATGTGTAAGAATACTAGCAGAAGCTGTAGCTGGTTTGCCGCTTCACCTCTATCGATACAAAGAGGATGGTGGAAAAGAAAAGGCTATTGATCATCCTCTTTACCTTTTACTTCATGATGAACCGAACCCTGAAATGAGTTCTTTTGTCTTTAGAGAAACACTTATGACTCACTTACTATTATGGGGTAATGCTTATGCTCAGATCATAAGGAATGGGAAAGGTGAAGTAATAGCACTTTATCCATTAATACCAAATAGGATGACCGTAAATCGAGATGACACAGGACATTTGTATTATGAGTATACTCGTACATCAGATGAGGCAAATAACAAAGGTAGTGTAACAGTTATATTAAAGCCCAATGATGTTCTTCATATTCCAGGGCTTGGATTTGATGGTTTAGTTGGTTATTCACCAATTGCTATGGCTAAAAATGCAATCGGTATGGCTATCGCTTGTGAGGAGTTTGGTGCAAAGTTCTTTGCAAATGGTGCTGCGCCAAGTGGAGTGTTAGAGCATCCAGGAACTATCAAAGATCCTCAGAGAGTCAAGGAAGCATGGCAATCTCAATTTGGTGGAAGTTCTAATGCTGGAAAGGTTGCCGTTTTAGAAGAAGGTATGAAGTACACGCCTATTTCCATTTCACTTGAACAAGCACAATTTTTAGAAACACGTAAATTTCAAATCAATGAAATAGCTCGAATTTTCAGGGTTCCGCCTCATATGGTGGGTAATCTTGAAAAGTCGAGCTTTTCTAATATTGAGCAGCAATCACTAGAGTTCGTAAAGTATACGCTTGATCCGTGGGTTATTCGTTGGGAACAGTCCTTAATGAGAGCACTCCTTACTCCTGATGAAAGGAATCGCTACTACATGAAGTTTAACTTGGAAGGACTTTTAAGAGGGGATTACCAATCGCGCATGAGTGGCTATGCCATAGGAAGACAGAATGGTTGGATGTCGGCAAACGATGTAAGGGAACTTGAAAACCTCGACAGGATTCCTGTAGAAGATGGCGGTGACTTATATTTGATCAATGGCAACATGCTCCCGCTTAAAGATGCAGGAGCCTATGCAAATATCAATAACAAGGAAAAGGAGGTAGATTCCAATGAAGGAAAAGAAGAAGTTCTGGGTGTGGAAGAATCAAGCAAGCGAAAGTCCAAACGCTGATAGAGTACTTGAACTGTATGGGACTATCGCTGAGGATAGTTGGTTCGATGATGATATAACACCTAAGATGTTTCATGATGAGTTATTTAGTGGAAGTGAAAATGTTACTATTTGGATTAATTCACCTGGTGGTGATTGTGTTGCTGCCAGTCAAATCTACTCAATGCTAATCGATTATAAAGGAACAGTGAAAGTCAAAATTGATGGAATTGCAGCCAGTGCTGCATCGGTCATAGCTATGGCAGGCACAAAAGTTTATATGGCACCGACAGCTTTAATGATGATTCATAATCCAATGACGATGGCGTTTGGGGATTATACAGAGATGTCTAGGGCGATTGAAATGCTCAGTGAAGTGAAGGAAAGTATCATCAACGCTTACGAGATTAAGACTGGTCAAAGTCGTATAAAATTATCGCATTTGATGAACGAGGAAACTTGGATGAATGCCAATAAAGCCATTGAACTGGGATTTGCAGATGGCATTTTGGAAGATGACAAGAAGAAAGATGAAGTTCCTGCATATGCATTCTCACAAAAACAAGTAGCAACTGCACTACTTAATAAAATTGCGGTAAACGAAAAAGAAAATGAAAAAAATGGGCGAACAGCAAATGAACTGCTAGAACGTCTTTTTTTAAAAAAGTAAAAAGGAGGAAAAAAAATGACTATTCAAGAACTTATTGAAAAAAGAAAAAAATGATAATTGCAAAAGTAAGTTCCGTTGATTTGACAAATTGATAGAGTCTTTAAAAATGCAGAAGTTATTTCCGATTTTCAATCATCAAATTGTTTATAAATAATTGAATTTAGACAGAATAACTCTTATAATCTAATTGAGCTTAGCAATCATCTTAAAGCTGAACACGATCAAATAACGGACGTCACATCATTTTGCAGAAGTTATTTCCGTTTATAAAATCGTTTAGTTTTAGGGCTCTAAGTGTTATGTTAGCCTTTATGTCAATCCGTTATTTTAACAGTTCAGGAATTAAAATAACATCATCAGGATTGATGTTATAGACATGGAAAGCATCAATAATAGGTTCGCCTATAGTGACTCTGGCTAGATCATAAGGTGAATATCTATCGATGCTTTTTCTTTTTGTTGAATTAATATGAGAGAACATCATATTGACATCTTCTTGAGTCAAATGAGCGAAGGATACACCTTTAGGGAAGTAATATCTAATATATCGATGATTACTTTCTATAGCCCCCTTTTCCCATGATGACATAGGATGACAATAGAATACTCTAGTTCTTCTTTCGCCTGTTACAGGGCCAAATTCAATACATTCAGGTTTAGAGAACTCACCGCCATTATCTGTTAAGATAACTGGAAACAACCTTTTAAACTCATTAATACCAATAAGATCATATATATAATCAAACATGGAAACGATAGTATCTGATTTCTTATTCGGTATTATAAACGACAACATAAAGTGTAATCTTACAAAATGAAGATTAAGTAATAGAGGCTCACCTTTAACTCCTTCAACAGTATCCATTTGAATTATATCGACATTAGGATTTTTATTGACATAATCCTCATAATCTTCAAGAGACCTTCCGAGTTTAGCTTTACGTTTTATATACTCCTCATTTTTATTGCTTTTCCTGGGTTTATACTTAACTTTACGTCTTAAATCAATGTTTTTAACGCTAATATAACCATCCTCGATATAAGAATAGACAGTACGTATTGAACATGGTATTTCAGCTTCATGAGTAGCAAAGATATGCTCTAATGATTGACCTTTTCTTATAAGTGGAGTTATTAGATTGTCTAGAAATATTAACTCAGATTCACTAAGATTAATGCCTTTCCTAGATTCACGCAAACCTTCTTGATATTTAATCTCTGCTTTATCAGCGTAGTAGAAATACTTATTTAAGTGACATTGTCTAAGCTTAGAACATCCATTACAACACCATGGAAATTTTAAGAGTTCTTTACACTTTCTTTCTTCAAAGTCTGGACATTTAAGAATACATTGGAGACATTTCTTACAAACTTTATTTGAGCATGGTACTCCACAAATATCGTTTTTATTACATTCACCCATATGAAAACATACAGAGTTTGACCAGATAAGACGACTATAATTATTAATGTTTAAAACTCTATTTCTCTTTACTTCTTTAGAAATTGTTGAAGGATCTTTACCCAATATGTTTGCTATAGACTTTAAACTCAAATTATATCTGTCTTGAGTAATAATCTTTTGTAAGTTGCTTCTATCATCGTAATTTAAATGTTGATAGTATTTATTAGATTTAATAGGTGCTTTATAATTAGCCATAAACTTTCCTCCCCAGAAGGCTAACATAACAACTTAATTATATAGGAAATTAGTTTTGCAGAATAGACTAATATGAAATACTATGTTTTGTTACAACGGAAATTACTATTTCATTTATCATTGTAAAA